GAGATCACCAAGTATCTGCGTTTAGTCATCATCCTCATCTTCGTAATCGCCGAACTTCTCTGGCTCGACTGGATCAGGCAAGATCCAACGCGGATAAGAGGGAACATCTGTAATCATGAACAGCGCGATGCCCTCGCTAAAACCTGCTTTGCGTAATGATTTCCAGTACTCATGCAACCCAATGCAGTAAGCATCGAGCTTTGAGTAACCTTGTTCCTCTAGCTGCTGAGTAGGTTTTCTTGCCATAAGAAAATTATCGCTCTAAGAGTATGTTATAGATCTCATCGACACGCGCATGCAGTCGCTTAATCTCAGCTAGTAAATGAGTAATGACAAAGCCTGACAATCCACCAAGTGTTACTAATGTGGCGATGTAGAGTTGAAAGAAGTCTGTCTGTGTCACTTTTTAGGGCTCGCATATCCGAACACGCCTGACAGTACAGCCCAAAGGATTGCGCGGTAGTCAAGGTCAAAGTTGCTCGATGCCCAAGCAGCTAAGAATGCTCCAGCAGCAAGCATTGCAGGGTTTTTCATGTTCTTCATTATTCTCCACCTAACATAGATACTTGAAAAAAAGCACCATCATTGTCAGCTTCTTTCTTAAAGCTAACATGCATGTGCTTAGTGTGTTTGTTAGCCCCTGTGTACTTGCGCCACTTCCAGTTAAGGATTCTGGAACAAATTTGTCCATCGTAAATGATGTAACTAATACGCTTGTCTTTCTTGGATCTGGACAAGGTACGAAGCTGATCAGCAAGATCTCCCATGATGTCTGGCTTGCCATTCTTGAATAAGTCTTTGTCCACATCAATGGCACGAACCCAGCCCTGCTCATCAGGATTATGATCTGACTTGCGAGCAGCGTGTCGGCTATCACCGATCCAACCATCCGATGCGCGGTCACGATCTGGGAACGAATCATCGATCTGTTCTCGTAACTGGATGGCGGCTCTAGATAAACGTGGTTTCATCTGGGACAATCCACTGGCAGGTTTGTTCATCAAAACCAATCGCGTTTTCTGGCTCAGGTGCTATAAAAGCATCGCGAGCAGCATCGTAAAGATAACCCACGCCAGCATAATTAAAGCGAATGTTGCCGTTGTAAGATGTGCGTTTGCAGACCTGACCTCTAAAGTTTCCGTACCATGTTTCGGGATCTAATCCTTTAATGAGTTCAGTTTCATCAATTCCGACAATTACCTCAGTGACTATGTTGTTTTCGTCTAAAAATGCGTAATGTGCCATTATGCCCAGCTCACATTTCCAGTGCCAGCAGTAATAGTAGCTCTCTTAAATCCACCACTAGCTGCACTTTCAGTACCTGTTAATCCTGCGCCAATAGTAATAGTTCGTGTGTCTGGGTAACGAAGGATCACCACGCCAGAGCCACCTGCACCACCTGCACCTGTTCCGCCAGTAGCACCACCACCACCTGAACCAGTATTTGCAGTACCACTCGTGCCACTTCCGTCTGAACCTGAACCGCCAGTTCCACCGCCACCTGTGCCACCTGTGCCACCAACTGCACCGCCAGCGTTGCTTGCACCACCGCCACCGCCACCAGCATAAGTTACAGATGAACCTGTAATCGATGTTGCTACACCATTGCCACCATTACCACCAGTAGTCGTGACTGCATTAGCACCTATTGCATTTGCACCACCACCACCGCCTTTTGCAAAACCACCAGTGATTGTTCCGTTACCACCTGCGTAACCTTGATTTGATGTTCCTGCACCACCAGTTCCAGCAGTCGTTCCATCTGTTGCACCACCACCACCTGAACCACCAGTTGAGCCATTGATAGGAGTGGCAAAACCACCACGACCGCCTGCTGTGGATGTTATTGAGCTAAAAATAGAGTTATTGCCATTAGATCCAGCAACATTTGCAATACCACCTGCACCACCTGCACCGATGGTTACTGTGTAATTCGTTGATAAAGATAAACTCAACGCAGATTCTAAAGATCCACCGCCACCTGTTGCTGTAACTGTGCAGCGCAAACCACCCGCTCCGCCACCGCCGCCGCCGCCACCGCCTGCTCCTGCTACGACAAGGTAATCCACATTAAAAGTTGTGACTGGCAAAGTGCTACCAGCAATAATGCCCGCTAAGGTGTTTAGCATTATGCAATGCCACCAACCACGATCCATGAGTTAGCAGCAATCTTGATACAAGCTGCGGATCTGTATCGAGATAATACTGGAGATCCAATAACTGTGCCTGCGCTTACTACTGTTGTTGTCCCTGGAGTAACTGCTGTAATTGTGGTTACACCCGCACCTTTCATATACACAAGAAGGGTAGTGCCAGTAGGAAAGTTATAGGTTGCATCTGTCGGGATGCTAAAAGTATTTGGAGATGCATTGTCCATCGTGACAATGGCATTAAGACCATCTGCCTTAACTGCTGTGTAAGTAGTGCCAGTCTGTGCATTGACTGTAAGACCTGCGAAGGATGCATCAACCGAGTCTCCTAGAGTCTCGATGGCTGTAGCACCATTCTTGACTAGGTCAGATGAGGTTGGAACAGTCCAACCGAAATTAGGTGTAGTAGTTGCCATTAGGTTAGTGCTCCAGTCGCGTTAGTCCAAGTTAGTATAGCATTTACATCCGTCCAGATAAGTGAAGCAGGCGTAATTGTTTCCCATTGGGTTGTTGATAGTGAGAAGTCTGTAGCTGAGATGTAGAGGGTGATCTCAGTAAAGCTAGGGGTGGCGCGTAGGGCTACGTTCTCCACAAAGCCATCGAACTGACCATTTAGTAAATTGCTAGGCAAGTTGTCAATAATTACAGGCTGTCCAAAAAAGATGTTAATTAAGTCATCTAGCATTTGATTAGGGATGTCTGGGTTATCAAGTCTAAAGGTAATTGCACCCAATGATCCGCTTGGGTCTTTTCTCAGGTTAAGCTCTCTAGAGGCGATATCAGTGATGTCCACAAGGTTCTTGATGTTAGAGTCCACAGACCTCTCAAAGAGTCCGTAAGATGCTACAGAGTCGGAATCTGATACAGCGTAGGTTGATGCGTATCCTGTGCCATAGCGGTAGATAAGGCTGTTACGGATGCGAGCAGTCTGAGTTGTGGATGTGATAGAGGTTGGTGTTGCATACGAGCCATCAATGCTAGTGAAGCCATTAGCTGCGAGATAGTTAGATCTGTGGTCTGCATCGTCATAGGAAACATCTCCATTCTTTTCTTCATGGATCTGACCTAATGCTGAATTGGCAATCTGATCTGCAAGGCTTTGAGACTTAGCAGAAGCACTAGCAGCAAGAGCAATCATCGTGTAAAAGCCTGTGTCAATAGTGCCAATGTAGGACTCTGCTTCATCCCATGTAGTCGTTGCTGGGTATGTATCCCATGTAACTGTTGGTGTGACCTCTGCCCAAGACAGATTAAGAGCTGCACCCAAGATGTCTGCGATCTGTTCGCCATCTAATTCTTCTACTAGAGCTGTGTTGAAGATAGCTTTAGTAAGTCGAGCAAGTGATCCAATGCCCAAGATCGTGCCCGTGGTGATATAGCCGCTTTCCTCTGGGCTACGCACTCCGATGTTAAAGTCTGAGACCTCGCCACCGAATACAGTGACATAACTGCCACCGCTATCTTTAAGCTCTAAAGTAATTGGCTCTGTGACATTGATGGTAAAGGGTGCATTGTTAGCGTTGATGATCTCTACTCGGCAGTAACCTGCTGTGCATTGTCTGTCAATGTCTAAGCGACCAGATGCAAACGACACAGAGGTGACAGTCGTATAGACATCATCACCTACTGTCACTCGCCACTCTGGAAGCCATGTCATACTGCTATCAGCGTTCCTCTGTCTCGCGCCTCACGAAGTACATTGTCAATAGCCTCTGCGATCGCATTAGGGTCACCGACACCTGTGTTAATAGTGATGTTATATGCGTTAGCCGCCTGTGCTGCATAGCGTGACCCGCTTACTGCACCTGCTACACCTGCGCCGCCTGATAGACCTTGCAGTAGAGATGAGCGAGCAATAGCTTCTAAATCAATCGATGAAGCCATCTGACTTGCAGCCGATGCGTTTTCCATGTCTAGCAAATCTGCAAAAGCATTAGCGCGAGCTGTGGCTGCTTCTGCATATTCCAGAATAGCCTCAATAGATCCGCCCACAGTAGAGATAGGCGCGATGTAATCCCCTGCTGGAATGCCAGAGCCTAGAGATGCGCTTGTTGGAACCTTAGCGTTAGACAATAAGTTAATCTGAGCAAGAAGTCTTAATGCTTCTTCAAGGTTACTAATGTTTATGAGATCTTTAGGCTTTAGGCTTTCAAGGATTGATTTAATATCCTGAAGTTTTATATTCTGCATACCAAGTGTGCCAAGCACTTTAAGATCTGCATTGAGTTTAGCCGTGGCTGCTGTGATGGCTGCTTCATCCTTAGAAGCAATTGCATCTTCTAAAGCAAGAATAGAACGCTTGACATTAAGGCGAGCAGTATCGTTAGCAATTTGGAGAACCTGTGCGCTAGATGTTGCCTTGCCTAGTTGCTCAGCCTGATTAGTAAGAGCTGCGGCAATCTGGATCTTATCCATGTCAAAGACTTCTTCACCCTGATTAAGGGCAAGGTTAGCCTTGTCAATTGCTTGCTGTAATTTCTTATTCTTTAATTGCGTAGCAGTCTCTTTAGTAAGTGCTTTATTCTGTGCAGTCGTTTTCTTTGTAACAGTAAACTGATTTTGTAATGATTTAAGGTGAGCGTTATCAGATGCCTTCTGGACAGGTGCTTGCTTACCAGCCTCACGCAGTA